TTTCCTGCGGCTGGTGGGCGGTGGATCACGACGGCGTGCTGTACCGCATTCTGGAGCTGTACGGCTGCACCTCCACCCCCAACGAGGGTGTGCTGTGGACGCCGGACAGGCAGTTCGCGGAGATCCGCCGCATCGAGAACGAGCACCCCTACCTGCGGGGACGCACCATCACCGGCGTGGCCGATCCCGCCATCTGGGACGCCAGCCGGGGTGAGAGCGTGTATGAAACGGCGCTGAAATACCGCCTTTACTTTCAGCGGGGCGACAACCGGCGGGTGGCGGGCTGGATGCAGCTGCACTACCGCCTTGCCTTTGACGCGGAGGGGTATCCGGGGATGTACGTGTTCGACACCTGCCGGGGCTTTCTGCGGACGGTGCCCGCCCTGCTGTACAGCGACACCGACGCCGAGGATGTGGACACCCGACAGGAGGATCACATCGCCGACGAAACGCGGTATTTCTGCATGTCACGTCCCATGGCGCCGCCCCGCACCGAAGCGGCGGTAAGACCGCAGGATGATCCGCTGGACATGCTGCGAAATGTGTAGGGGCCGTCTACCGCACCACACCGTAGGGCGGGCCCCGTGTGGCCCGCCGCGTGATATTCGACGCACCATCGACGGTGGGGCACATTGGCCCCGCCCTACGAACACTCTATCGATAAACAGTGTGTAGGGGCGGACGACTCTGTCCGCCCCATTTCTGTCATTGCGAGGAGGGCGTAAGCCCGACGTGGCAATCCGTAACCAAAGCCTCCCCTGTGTAATGAGAGGTGTCAACGCAAAGCGTTGACGGATGGGTTGTCATGTAAACGACAATCCCCCAGTCAGCGCAGGGCGCTGACAGCCCCCTTTACACAAGGGGGACAAGGGCGGGCAGAGTCGCCCGCCCCTGCGACCGTTTAACGTAGCTCCTGCGTCTGACCCGCCTATTTCCCCAAGCAAAAAGCCACCCTTGCGGGTGGCTTTTCCGGTTTCACACCATGCGGCAGGCTTCGCAGTCGTCGCAGTCGGGGAATTCGCTCTTGTCGTAGGGGATGTTATTGCGGTCGTAGTAGTCCTTCACGGCGGATTTGATGGACTCCTCCGCCAGCACGCTGCAATGCAGCTTGTGGGCAGGCAGGCCGCCCAGCGCGTCCACCACCTGCTTGTTGGTGACGGCCAGCGCCTCGTCGATGGTTTTGCCCTTGATGAGCTCGGTGGCCATGGAACTGGAGGCGATGGCGCTGCCGCAGCCGAAAGTCTCGAACTTCACGTCCTCGATGACGTTGCCGTTGATCTTCAGGTACATCTTCATAATGTCGCCGCACTTGGCGTTGCCCACCTCGCCCACGCCGTCGGCGTTGGGGATCTCGCCCACGTTCCGGGGGTGCATAAAGTGATCCATTACAATATCGGTATAAAGAGCCATGATATGATCCTCCTTACATTATATTAAAGCATAAACTGCCGCTGGCCGGAGAGCAGCTCCTTCCACACGGGGGACATGCTCCGCAGGTAGGCCACCACCTCGGGGATGACCTGCAGCATGTAATCCACTTCCTCCTGGGTGTTCCACTCGCACAGGCTCAAGCGCAGCGAGCCGTGGGCCACCTCGTGGGGACGGCCGATGGCCAGCAGCACGTGGCTGGGGTCCAGCGAACCGCTGGTGCAGGCGCTGCCGGAGCTGGCGCAGATGCCCTTGGCGTCCAGCAGGAGCAGCAGGCTCTCGCCCTCGATGCCCTCGAAGCAGAAATTCACGTTGCCGGGCAGCCGGTGGACGGGGTCGCCGTTGAGGGCGGAATGGGGGATTTGAGAGAGTCCTGCCATCAGCTTGTCCCGCAGGGCGGACACCTTGGCGGCGTTCTCGTCGATGTGGGCGCAGGCCTCTTGCAGCGCGGCGGCCATGGACACGATGCCGGGGATGTTCTCGGTGCCGGCCCGCTTGCCCCGCTCCTGAGCGCCGCCCTCGATGATGTTGGTGAGGGGGATGCCCTGACGGGCGTACAGCACGCCCACGCCCTTGGGGCCGTGGAACTTGTGGGCGGAGAGAGACAGCATGTCAATATTCTGGGCCTTCACGTCAATGTGCAGGTGGCCCGCCGCCTGCACCGCGTCGGTGTGGAACAGCACGCCCTTCTCCCTGCACACCGCGCCGATCTCCGGGATGGGCAGGATGGAGCCGATCTCGTTGTTGGCGTACATGATGGTGACAAGGCAGGTGTCCTCCCGGATGGCGTCAGCCACCTGCTGAGCGGTGACGGTGCCGGTGGGGCCCACGTCCAGCAGCTGCACGTCGAAGCCCTCTTTTTCCAGCTTCTTCAGGGTGTGCAGGATGGCGTGATGCTCGAAGGCGGTGGAGATGATGTGCTTCCTGCCCTTCCGCTCGCCGATACGGGCGGCGGAGACAAGAGCCTGATTGTCGGCCTCGCTGCCGCCGGAGGTAAAGGTGATCTCCCGGGGCTGGCAGCCCAGACAGGCAGCCACGGTCTGGCGGGCGGTCATCAGCGCCTCCGCCGCCTGCTGGCCAACGGTGTGCAGGCTGGAGGGGTTTCCGTAATAGGTTTCCATATAGGGCAGCATCGCGTCGATGGCCGTGCGGCTCATTTTGGTGGTGGCCGCGTTATCTGCATAGATCTGCATGGCGTTCCTCCTCGTATATTCTATCACTCTTGCGGGCTTTTGCCCACTTGTTTTGTAGGTTAATTGGATGATAACACGAATTGCCTACCGTGTCAATAGGTTATTTGAAGAAAAATGGTAGGGTGTTTTTGTAGGGGTCAGCCCTTGCCTCCCCCTTTGGGAGAGGTGGCCGAGCGCAGCGAGGACGGAGAGGGTCGACACGTTAAGAAAATATGCCAGTGGCATATTTTTAGTGTCGATCACAGCGGCTATGCCGCTGTAGCATCCATCTTGGTTTGCACCGCATCATCTTTTAGTTCCGATCTCAGCGGCTATGCTGCTGTAGCATCTATCCGGACTTACACCACACTATCTTGGATGCCCTCTCAGTCACCTGCGGTGACAGCTCTCCCAAAGGGAGAGCCAAGGGAGGGGCAGAGCCCCTCCCCTACGGAATCACTCCCCCACCCATCGCTTGCTTCCGCTGGGCGGGTGTGGTATACTATACCAAATCGGCGGGAAACATCCCATCGACGGATACTATCCCCCATCAACAAACAAAGGAGAACGCCATGGACAAAAATGAAAAAACCGTGGAAACCACGGTGTTCGACTATCTGCGCTGGCGGGGCGACCTGACCTTCGCCCAGGACAGCTTTAACGAGGTGGACAATCTGGTGCTGTGCATCATCGCCTACCTGAACTTCCGCCGCTTTCCGGAGCTGAAAAGCCGCGAGGCGGACAAGGCCGTGCCGCTGGGCGACGTGGTCGCCCGCATGACGGCGGAGGACGAGCAGCAAGGGCTGTCCCCCAACGACTACATCCCCCTGATGCGTCTGGCGGCGGAGTCCCAGCGGTTCGGCGGCGTGCGGATGCTGGGCTATGAGGCGGTGCGGGACGAGGAAAAGGAGATGCAGCTGGACGCGGTGTCCTTCCTGATCCCGGACGGCACGCTGTTCTGCGCCTTTATGGGCACCGACCGGTCGCTGGTGGGCTGGAAGGAGAACCTGAACCTCAGCTTCATGGACGCGGTGCCCGCCCAGACCGGCGCGGTGGCCTACGTGGAGGACATGGCGCGGCACTGCCCCGACCGTCCGCTGCGGATCGGCGGCCACTCCAAGGGCGGCAATCTGGCGGCCTACGCCGCGCTGCACATCGACGGCGCATTGCAGCGCACCCGTCTGCTGGACGCCTATAACAACGACGGGCCCGGCTTCCGCAAGGACGTGACCGACACGGAGGAGTACCGCCGGGTGGCGGCGAAGCTCCACACCTATATCCCCGCCTCCTCCATCGTGGGGGTGCTGCTGGAGCACACCGAGGACTACACCGTGGTGGCCAGCAGCAGCCGCGCCGTCATGCAGCACGAGCCGCTGACATGGACGGTACAGGGACGGCAGTTCGTCCGGTGTTCGGAGCGCTCGGAGCTGGGCAAGGCCTCCGACGACGTGCTGCGCCAGTGGATCGCCTCCATGAGCCGTCAGGAGCGGGAGGAGTTCTCCGAATCCCTGTACGACATGCTGACCCAGGGCGGCAAGCTGCGGTCGCTGGAGGAGGTCAGGCAGAAGGACATTCTCCGGCTGCTGGCCGCCGACGAGAAGAACAAGGGCATCGTGTCGGAGGTGCTGCGCCGTCTGGTGACGGACGTGAGGGACGAGGTGCTGCGCTCGGCAGAGGCCGGTCTGAAGGGCACGGCGGAGACGCTGAAGGAGACCGCCGGAAGTCTCTATCAGGCGGGACAGAAGGCGCTGGAGAAGCGGAAGTAAGGAGGACGGCGTATGGACAGCATTCCCGCCCGCTGCCGGGACGAAAACGGCTATCTGGTTCGCCAGAGCCTGATGACGGACGTGCCCTACGG